TAGGAGCTTACTTAGACATCAGGGATGGTGTCTACGGAAAACTATTGTGATTGCAGATCGCAGTGTACCGGGTGTTTTAATCCGCTTCCACTGCTTAGCAGTTGCTGTTTTCAGCCTATCACAATAAACCATATGGAGATGTTTAGCTATGGCTACACCTAGATATAGATTTCGCGTTACTCCTCTCAGACATGTTTCTGAGGGTAAAGGTGTTTGGAATGCTCCAATTTCATTGGGGCTGTTTCGAGATAAAACCACCGTGTTTAATAACGGTGTTCCAACCACTTCTTGGGGAAACCCATATAACGCGCAAAGTTACGTTCCTGACGCTTCTGTCTGTCTCGTTGAGCAAACCTGGGATGAACTTCATCCTAAGGTTAAGCGACGAACCACGGATTTCACTGTTAAAGGTGATAAACCATGGTATATGACAGGCGGGCCGTTTTTGAACGTCTATATCGATACCGCAATTCCATTTGAAGGAATTGTGGGATCAGGCACGTATTATAGTACCGATGGGTCCAGTCGTTATGAGGGTGGCTTTATGCCTCCCCCGAACGAATACTGGGGAACGGGATGGGCATCTAGCCCTCTCGCTTTCACCGGTTCTTCTAATGCGTTGTTACCTGATGTTGCAGCCTACTTTGACCGAGCTTGGCGTTCAGCCAAGCCTAAGTTAGAAATGGCCAGTCTTTACGTTTTTCTCCGAGAAATCGGAGATACGGTGCCGATGCTCCAGACTACTGCCAAGGCCCTTGGGCTAAATTGGCAGAGATCGTTAATAACGAAATCTGGTGTATCTCACGGTGCGAGTCTATCCTCTCGTAGGATGGAACCTCGTGACCTTGCTGAACATTTCATCAACCATGAATTTGGTTGGGCTCCGTTCCTAGGAGATTTAAAGTCGTTCTATACGACTTATCTCGACGCTTCTGAGATCATCAAGCAAATAACTGATGATAACAATAAGTGGGTTCGGAGGTCGGTTAAAGTGACCAAAGACAGTAGTACGGAGGTTATCTCTGATGTACAATTGCCGTTTAACTCTGTGAGTTATGCGGTTCCTGTATTTCCAGTAGGTTTTCCTTCGAAGTTCTTTATTTCTCCTCCTTCGTGGACGATTGTAGAGAAAACCTCTCTTTCTATCCACGCGGCTGGGAAATTTAGATTCTACCGTCCTGAATTTGATATTTCACTTCCGGATTATTCGTCCGCTTGGAATAAAGTCAAGCAACTCATAAAAGTTTATGGGTTGGAGGTGAATCCATATCATATTTGGCAAGCTACTCCATGGACTTGGCTTGTTGACTGGGTCACTAATCTCGGATCATTTATACAAAGAATGTCCGATACTTTAGAAGACCAAGTTGCTGCCCAGTATTTCTACATCACCGCCCATAAGCGTGTTGAACGAACATTGACTGTTCGTTTACCATTTGCTGCTGGGCTTAAAGTTCTGTCTTTTGTCCGATCTTATTCGGCAAAGCAGAGGGTGGCTGCAGATAGTCCATATGGTTTCCGCGTCTCTTGGGATTCTTTAAGTCCCGAGAGAATTGCAATTCTTGGCGCTCTTGGCATTACTCGATCAGGGGAGCCTTTGGGCTTCCATGGTCGGTAGGTCAATCACCTAGAATTTTCCTCTAGTGCTTTCTACAAGTTTGTTCTTCTTGCGAAAGAATGGACCTGGCATTAGGTTAACTCGCAAACTCTGGAGAGTCAACCACGAACACGATTGACTCTTTGAAAGGAGAGTCAAGTGGCATTTACCGATCCACAAGTTATTACTGTCGCTACGGTTGCGCAGAGTATGCCCCGTATCCTAAGTAGTGGTTTATCCTCTACTTATCAGAAGAACGATAAAAACTACACCTTTAAAATCTCTCATCAAGAGAGTGGTGTACGTGTTCGTTCTTTGGTGCGGGTTGACTTTCGCGCAGTGGTTGCTGATGAGTTGTCGGGTGACAATCATTATCAGAACCTTTCCGTACAGTTGGTGATTGATAGACCCATTACTGGGTTTACGGCCACTCAAGTGTACGACCTGATAGCCGGTCTTAAGACCTGGCTCGACAGCACCAATGTTGGTAAACTCTACGGCGAAGAGTCGTAGAAACTGTTATGTCAAACTCCATAGAGCAAATGCTTCATGAAGTCGTCCTTCAGATCGGTCTGATCTTATTCCAGAAGTATAAGGGTTATCTTGAAGAGAAGTTTTCTCGAGAAATCGAGAAGCCTCTCGTTAAGTTCCCTACTCCTGGAGATCACTATGATCCTTTAGGGGAACATAGCCGTGAAGAAAGATCATAACTGTTCAACTTTTAGGTGCCTGTAATAAATTACTCATGATTTTCATGAGTAAATCGTAGGTTTATCGTGGCTTGAAAGTACACCTCCGGTTTAGGAGGAACTTTGAAAAGCAACGTAAGTGACTACTATCTAGAGGTCATACATGAGGTCTATATAGACGCATGTATGAAGTGTTCCGCTGATGTCTTAGATTATCGTGACCTGGAAACAATCAAGTCACGGGTCGAAAAAGAAGGTATATCGTTTTTGACGATTACCCTACCCCAATTTTGCAAGGTTTTCGAAAGATGCCTTGAAGAAGGAGGTGTTGGCCCAGCATGTTTCTCAGGTTTTCACCATTTGAAACATGAAGCAATCCCTGTATTTTTACAGGGTATGCTTGGTCAAATTTTCGACCGTAAGACAGGAAAGGTAATTTCATATGAACCCCCAACAGATTATCAATCTGCTGATGGACTGGCTGCCAGTGATATTTCTACTGTTGTTGAAGCTGTACGGCAGGTATGCCGCGTCTTCAGCAAAGTGGAACTTGAATGTACCCCTTCGAGGATACATCAAGCACTCAACAGCTTCTACGAAATTGAGCAAGATTTCACGACGTTTTCAATATCCCGAGAGGAGGAAGCCAAGTTTTTGGCTGTTTCTCATATGCTCTGGGGCAGTATGTTTAGGGATTTTGATCCCTCAACTATTGTACCAAAGCATGGGCCGGGATCTACCGCTGATAAAATTTCTGGAAATCAGAAATTTATTTGGCGGCGGTGGCATGATCGTCTCGAGTCTTACTTCCCTCTTATCGACAACGGGTACCCTTTGGGTATTCCAATCGATAGTGAGGAACTCGAAATTGTAACAATTGTGCCAGAGCATAGTGAACAACCTGTTAAAGTTATTACTGTGCCCAAAACGCTGAAATCTCCCCGTGTCATTGCCATTGAACCTGTTTGCATGCAATACGTGCAGCAGGGGATACGAGATTATCTTTATGATAGGCTCGAGTCCCACTGGTTGACTGCTAAACGGATTAATTTCCGTGATCAGTCTATAAACCAACGGCTGGCATTGAAATCGTCACGAACGAATCGGTTAGCTACGATCGATCTTTCAGAAGCTAGTGATAGAGTTCCTCTATCTCTTGCTATGAAGATGTTCGAGTTGAGTCCTGATCTTCATGACTCGATTCTTGCATGTCGTTCAACGAGGGCGCATCTCCCGGATGGTCGCTTTGTTGACCCTCTCCGAAAATTTGCGTCTATGGGTAGTGCTCTTTGCTTTCCAGTCGAAGCAATGTACTTCTATACAATTTGTATAGTTGCTTTACTAGAAAGCAATAGCCTTTCCTGTACCCAGAGAAACATTTTGAAGGTTTCTCGGCGGGTACACATATACGGTGACGATATTATCGTCCCGTCTATGCATGCGGATGCTGTTCTCGATCACCTACAAAAGTACAACTGTAAGGTGAACACCAATAAAACTTTCTATCGCGGAAGCTTTAGAGAGTCTTGTGGTGTTGATGCGTATAACGGGTATGAGGTTACACCTACATACATCCGTAAACCGTGTCCTGAGAACAGGCAACAATATGACTCGCTCATATCCTGGTGCGCAACCGCCAATCTCTTCTACCTGAAGGGATATTGGAGGACCGCAACTCTCATGTTTAATAAACTTGAGAAGATTTTAGGGCCTTTGCCCTATATCCGTGAAACTGCGAGCATATTGGGGCGTTACTCATTTCTTGGCTACGAGTCTGTTCAACGTTTTCAGACTTCTGATACGTTGAATCGACCGTCTTATCAACGCTTTGAAGTAAAAGGTTGGAAGCCAAGTCCAGTTTATCGCTCTGATGAACTGGATGGGTGGTCTGCTTTGATGAAGTGCTTTATCAAGATGAATGATGCGACCAGAAAGGGGCAGCGATTTGCTGGCCGAGGGTTAGATTCCCTCTCGCATCTTCCACTTGATGAACGCTTTTTCGGGCTTACCGATTCTACGCCCGATCCTCGTAAAGCTTTCTCTGCTATGGCGTCTTTAGAAGATGTCCAAAGCATTGATCTGCTTCACTTGAATCGATCTGCACTGCACGGCGCAGTCACACTTAAACGCCGTTGGGCCCCTCCACATTAGGAGGGGAATGGGGTTAAAATCCCATATATGGGGTGGCAACAATGGTTTGGACTTAGTCCTCCGCAGAGCAGCCACCCTGCC